AAGTAAAAAGATATAACCAAGAATTTGTCAATAAAAAAAGAGCGTTTGGCGAGTTAGGACACCCTGACGGACCAACTGTTAACCTAGAAAGAGTATCGCATATGATTACGAAACTCTATCCAGATGGTAATAATTTTATTGGTGAAGCAAAAATAATGAACACACCATATGGTAAGATTGTAAAAGGTCTTATTGATGAAGGCGCACAATTAGGTGTATCTTCTCGTGGTATGGGTTCGTTAGTACAAAGAGGTGGCATGAACGTTGTATCAGATGACTTTTACATCGCAACCGCTGCTGATATTGTAGCAGACCCTAGCGCTCCAGACGCTTTCGTAGAAGGTATTATGGAAGGTAAAGAGTGGGTATGGGACAATGGTGTATTAACAGAGAAAGATGTTAGTGCATGGAAAATGGAGATTTATAAGACAAGAAAACGAGAACTTGAAGAAAAGAAGGTTAATATCTTCAAAAACTTTCTTCAAAAACTTTAATCTTATAAATATCCTATAACGAAACAAAAAATAAACGTTTATTTTTATAAGGGAGATTTCAATGGCCGAAACAGATAAGAAAATTGAGGCAATGGAACAGGAAGTTAGTGAAGCGGTAAATCCGCAAGCTGATGCTCCAAAGAAAAACGCTGTAGCGGCTGAACCTACGCATTTAAAAAACGATGCGCAAGATTTAGGTCCAGCGGTTGTAAAACCGACTGACAGTAATCCAGATGCTTCAAAATCTACAAAACCCGTTTCTGGTGATGCACAACAAAAAAGTGCTGGCGCTGCTGATGCAATGCCAAAACTTAAAGGTGAATCTAAAGAAACAGAAAAAACTCCTGACGATAAAGAAGACAAATCCGAAATGGCTGACATGGACGCTGAAAAAAAGAAAAAAGATGAAATGATGAAAGCTTCTTATAAAAAAGAAGATTCAGAATTAGACATCAAAGCTGACGTAGATGCACTTATTGGTGACGCTGATTTATCTGAAGAGTTTAAAGAGAAAGCTGCGACAATCTTTGAAACTGCGATTAAAGCAAAAGTCAAAGAAGAATCACAAAGATTACAAGGCGAGTATGAAACTAAATTAAAAGAAGATACTGAAGCTCACAAAGCTGATGTTGTTGAAAAAGTAGACAGTTACCTTAACTATGTTGTTGAGGAATGGATGCAAGAAAACAAGATCGCTATTGAGAGAGGTATCAAAGGCGAAATTGCTGAGGACTTTATTGGTGGACTTAAAAAGTTATTTGAAGACCACTATATTGATGTCCCAGATGAAAAATATAATGTGCTTGAAGATCAAGCTTCTAAAATCGAAGACCTTGAGAAAAAACTTAACGAAGAAATCGAAAAGAATGTTAATCAAAATAAAACAATTGGTGAGTTAAAAAGAGAAGACATAGCGAAAGCTGTATCTGAAGACTTAACAGATGTTGAAAAAGAAAAGTTTAACAAACTAGCAGAAGAAGTTGAGTATTCAAACGAGGAAGACTTCACTACTAAAGTTAAGACAATTAAAGAGTCTTACTTTGGTAAAAAAGACGAAGCTAAATCTAATGATATAGATGATGTGGCGGTAAGCGATGGATCTACAGTAGAACCTGCAGATTTAACAAACAGCATGGCTGCTTATAGCGCCGCTATAAGTAAAACAAAAGATATTAAGTTATCAAAATAATAATATAGAGGGAGAAAAATACAATGTATTTATCTGAAACTTACGAAAAGAAATGGCAGCCAGTCCTAGAACACCCTGATTTACCAAAAATCGGAGATTCTTACAGACGTGCCGTTACAGCTACTATCTTGGAAAACCAAGAAAGAGCACAAAAAGAAGACAACGCTTTCTTAAACGAAGCAGCGCCTGCTAACAATACAGCTGGAACTTCAAATTGGGATCCAATTTTAATTTCACTTGTTAGAAGAGCAATGCCTAATTTGATTGCATATGACATTGCGGGTGTACAACCTATGACTGGTCCAACTGGACTGATCTTCGCAATGAGAAGTAGATATACTTCAGCAACTGGTAATGAAGCGTTATTTGACGAAGCAGATACTGAGTTTTCAAGCAGAAATGCTGCGGGAACTTCAACTGCAGGTCAAACACCTGACGCAGCTCAAGCTGGTTCAAACCCTGGTATTCTTAATGATTCACCTGTAGGAGCATACAACAGATTTGAAGGTATGACAACTGCAACTGCTGAAGCATTAGGAGACGCTTCTGGTAACGTATTTGCTGAAATGGCTTTCTCAATTGAGAAAACTACAGTAACTGCGAGATCAAGAGCTCTTAAAGCTGAATACACTATGGAACTTGCTCAAGACTTAAAAGCAATCCACGGTTTAGATGCTGAAACAGAACTAGCAAACATTCTATCTGCTGAGATCCTTGCGGAAATCAACAGAGAAGTTGTTAGATCAGTTTACATCAATGCTGAAAAAGGTGCATCTGCTAACACAGGTACAGTAAACACAACTACTGAGGGTATCTTTGATTTAGATACAGACTCAAATGGAAGATGGTCAGTTGAGAGATTCAAAGGACTAATGTTCCAAGTTGAAAGAGAAGCTAACGTTATCGCACAGAGAACAAGAAGAGGAAAAGGTAACATGATTATCTGTTCTTCAGATGTTGCCTCTGCGTTACAAATGGCAGGTGTTTTGGATTACGCTCCAGCACTTAACAACAATCTAAACGTTGACGATACTGGTAATACTTTTGCTGGTGTATTAAATGGTAGATTTAAAGTGTACATAGACCCATACAGTGCAAACAACACAGCGAAGCAATACTTCGTAGTTGGTTATAAAGGTACTTCACCTTATGACGCAGGTATGTTCTATTGTCCTTATGTTCCACTACAAATGGTGAGAGCAGTTGGCCAAGATACGTTCCAACCAAAAATCGGTTTCAAAACTAGATATGGTCTTGTAGCTAACCCGTTTGCAGAAACAGGCGCAGCTTCAGGAGCAGTTACAGCAGTAACTGATTCAGGTTCAGCGAACTCTAACAGATACTACAGACGTGTTCAAGTTGCGAACTTAATGTAATATTTGTTTACAAACAAATTAAAGAAGGCGATCTTTATGGTCGCCTTTTTTATTTCTACTAAATACTACTATGATTAAAAAATACATTGCCATATTATATGTTGCTTCTTGTTTAGCAATTCTTATGTATTTTATGTGGCCCACCAAGAAAAATCAATTAGAATTTATAGAAGAAGAAATCAAAAAAGTTGAAACAAAACAAAAGATTCTTACTGAAAAAGAGAAAGAGTTAGAAAAACTTGCTACTGAAAAAGATTGGGCTGAAGTAGATAAGGACTCTAATAAATAGTATTATGACTGTTACAAACTCACTATTAAGACAACCCACAAAACTAGACTACGCTAGTCCTACGCAGTTTAAATTCAGTATTCTTAAATTACCTAAAGTAGAATATTTTTGTACTTCGGTAAATATACCTGGTATAAACTTAGGTGGTAATTTAACACAAGCAACACCATTAAAAGATGTGCCTATACCTGGTGATAAATTAACTTATGAACCATTACAAATGAATTTTTTAGTAGATGAAAATTTAGAAAACTTCCAAGAGATACATGGTTGGTTAGTAGGGTTAGGATTTCCAAGAGACCATAGAGAATTTAGAAATTTACTATCTTCAGGTGACGATAGATTTCCTACAAGAAATACATCAAATGTTTCTACTGAAGCCGGTAAGTCAAAATTTGCTGCGGCAGATGCAGGACCAACACTATCTGATGCAACTTTGACAGTATTGTCAAGTAAAAATAACGCACAATTAGAGGTAAGATTTAGAGACGTTTATCCTACTGGTTTAACTGGACTACAATACGATCAACAAGCCGCTGATGTAGATTATTTAACAGCGACTGTATCATTTAATTATTTAATATATGATTTTGCGACAGTAGGGTCATCTACAACATCAGTTACCACATCATAGACTTTACAAAATAAGGTTTTTGTGGTATACTATATATTATGGAGATATTATGGATTTAGAACAATTACAAGACTTGGCTGACAAGAAACTAAAAATTAACGATACAGAGTTAGATTTAGAATCATTAAAGACACCTCAATTACATAACGAGTTTTTAAAACACTTAACAAAGTTTAAGTTACTTTTAAGTAAAGCTCAAATAGAATATTACACACAAAGAAAACAAAAGTGGGAATACTATACTGGTAAAGCGCCGGCAGAAGTATATGCACTTAAACCTTTCAACTTAAAGTTATTAAAAACAGATGTTGATAAGT